TTTGGGTCAAAGGAGCGGATGGTGTATCTGTTCGCTCTCAGAACCGGATAACGCTTCCCGAAGGTTGGTACGCATTGCCTAAAGATTGATATGTCACAACAAGTCATCAATGTCGGATCAACCGCAAACGACAACAACGGTGATACGTTGCGCGGCAGTTGGATCAAAGCGAACGACAACTTTACGGAGTTGTATGCTGCACTGCCGTTGGTTTCTCCAACAGCGTGGACTCCCGCTCTAACAGATTCCGGTGGTGGTCGCACGTTTGCGTTTACTACTAACACGGCTCGCCATACTTCTATTGGTTTTGTCAGCACGTTTACTGTTGATCTGACGATCAATTCCGTTACTGGTAGTGCGACCGGCAACCTTCGATTGACTCTTCCTGATCCGGTTTTGTACGAAGCAGCGTTTTCTGTCTGGCTTGATAACGGGACCAATCAAGCCAAGACCGCTGTGATCGCTAGAGCTATCAATGGCACTAGCTATTGCGAGCTTTCGCATTTTGAGAATGGAGACGCAACTAGTCTTGCTGATCACCTACAAGCAACCTCCCGACTCATTGTCTCTGGCACTTACTTCACTTCGTGAATCTAATCGCAACCAGTCTCCAGTTGGGGATGTCTGTGCTACAGAGCGCGATGGGAAACCCGTCGTTCTTGTGGCAGGGAGTGCTGGTGCGTTGTCTACCCGCTGCGATAAGTGACGCTAACTCGGTTATATCCGGTGGGTTTCAAGATAACGTTCAAGCGCGAGTGCTGGTTAAGTTCTCCGACTGGCGGTTGGCTGACTCAACCCTCGTAACCGTTGACGCTGCGGTCTGGTCTTGTGACGTTGGTTCTAACGGTGATCGGCTCTTGCAGGAGAGTGGAAGCTTTCTTCTCCAAGAAAACACAGACCGATTGCTGCTGACTTTTGGGAAGATGATTCCGGTGGTAGGTCGCCTTCTCACTTACGACGGTCGCCAGATGCGGATTATGTCTGCAAAGAGAGATGGCTCTGGAGCTTACTACGCTCTTGAACTTGGCTCTAAAACCAAATGACTCCAACCGTTACAGTTGATACGTCGAGATTTGATGCGGCTTGGAGGGAATACCTCCCGAAGACTAAGCGGTCACTTGCTGATGCCGTTAACGCTCGCACGTTTTTCTTGATGCTGCGGCTCTACTGCTTGTTGCCTCCTAAGTCGCCACAAGCGGCTCGCAACAAGATTCTGGATTACTTCAACAGACCAGTTGGAGCGGATCGCTTTGATAAGAAGACCGGCAAGCGAGTGGGTAAATCTCGACAGTTGCGAGTGGTTCACTTAATCGCGCAAGCCAAGAACGCGAAGGCTGGAAAACCCGGTCTCTACGGTCAAGATATGCGTGACGCTGCTGGAAAGCTTCGCAGACGCGCTGCTGGTTCTGTTGGTTACCTCAAGTCATGCGTGACTAAAGCTATAAAAAAGCTGTCACCATCATTCCAGCAATTTGGCGGAACTCGACGAGCAAAAAAGGGATCTGCTGGTGTTAAGTCAGTGGCTGGAAACCAAGCGTTGATCAATCTCGCCAATCAATACGGCTTGCCGCAAGAGAATGTTGCGATGCACCGAGGATCTTCCGCTTACGCATTCAACGCTAAAGCTGGATTCAATCCATCCAGCCATGTCCGCATGAACATTGGACTGGCCGACAATCAGGTTGGAACCGTCGAAGGAATCTACAGCAAAGCAATGCAACAAGCCTACAACGATGAAGCGCGTGAGCTTGAGAACCACATTGCCGCTGCTCTTCAAGCCGCTTTTGATGGGTCTGAATCCAAAGGAATTACAGTAACATGAACGCTGTAGCCCTACGCACTGAACGCGCCCTAGTTGACTGGCTGGCCGCTGAAGACTGGTCTGCGTCTCCTATTGGCACTCCAACTTGTCTCACAAGCTACGGTCACGGTGCGTTTGCAGATCAAGATCTAGAAGATCAGATGCCGAGCTTTCCGCGCATTGTTGTTCGCGCATCAACTGCGGTTCCGGTCCATCCATTAGACCGCACTTGCGAGGTAGACATAACCGCTACGCTCCAGTTGTCCGCAGACGATACCTCGGAGGCTCAAGCTCTAGCGATTGTTCAAATCTTTGAGAATCTCCTGCAATACCTCTATGTTGACGGCAACATTTCGGAGTTAGACGCACTCGACACCGATCCCTCGGGAGGTTTTAACGCGCAATTTGCGGTTCCAGTTGACTTTGGGATCAATGACATCAGCGAAAGAGCTAGAACTTTCTCGCGATCCATGACAATTTTCGCAGCAGCAAACACGATTTAACAACCCACAAAAATGGCAACATCAAAAGGTCTAGCCCTAGTATTCGGGACTAAAGCTACCGTCAAAGTCTACGATTCCGCAAACCTTCTCCCTTTGGTCGCTGGAATTGCGACTCTTGAGAGTATGGACATTACGCATGAATGTGACACAGAACAGGTGAAAAACTCATCTGGCGAAGTGGTTGCAAATGTAAGTGCAGGGGATCGCTTATCCGCAACCTTTAACATTATACCAAGCGGATCAACATCAGCGAACGCTTTGCTTGCTGCGATAATTCCCAATGGCAACGGACGGGTAAACGTCACGTCGGCAGATTCAATATCTATCGGAGCAGCATTCACTGCGGGAACTCCCCCTACAGGAAGCGACTCTATTAATGGCGACTGGATTTACATTGGAGGCGGAAGCCTTAAGTTTACTCAGTCTGGAAAGGCAATGTTGAGCCTCCCTTGCGTGAAATACGCTGGTATCAACGGAGCTACCGCAGCGATCACTCTGTAATCGTGTCAGAACTTGCAAAGATACTCGCAGAGACCGGACCTCCAGCACCAGTGGTGCTTGGGGTTCGACTCGTCCCCTACACTGTAGGTCACGCGATATTGTTGCAACGGCTGCGATCCCCTTACGTTCTAGGTGGTGAGATTAACTCCAATGATCTAGCGGAGGCTGTGCTTGTTTGCTCACAGTCTCCTCTAGAGTCCATTAGATCAATCAAATCATTCTGGAGGGATCTGTTCCTTTGGTTGTGGTCGAAGCAAATTCAGCGAATGAATCTGATGGTTGAGTCCGACAAGTTCCAGTTGTGGCTCAAAGAGCAGTCAACCGCTCCAGAAGTGTTGATGGAAGCTGGAGCTAAATCAAAACGTCCCGCAATGCCGTGGACCGAGCGAGTGCTTGTTGGTTGTCTCAACATTGGCATTGGACCAGACGACGCTATCAGGATGCCTCTTGGTGACGCAGAAAGGCTGATTCTAGCTCACGCCGAGATGATGGGGCAGGTCCAGTTGTGGGACGATCAAAGCGAAGCCATTTGGCAAAACCAACAAGATAACTAATATGGGTATTCTCTCGATGTTGGTGAAGCTTGGGATTGATTCCACTCAATTTGAGATGGGAATCAAACGCGCTCAGGGATTAGGTGAAAGATTTGGAACCACTTTTAAAGGAGCGGTTGCCAGTAAACTTGGAGCCGCTCTTTCAGTTGCAGCGATTGCCGCTTTTACAAAAAACGTAATTGAGTCAGCAGATAAAATCCAAGATTTATCAGAACAACTCAACCTAAGCACCGACCAGATTCAAAGGCTCCAAATTCTAGCAGGAGAAACCGGAGTAACATTCGATAAATTCGGATCTGTTCTTGCAAAGTTTGAGCAAGTTAGGCTTAAGGCAACATCTGGAGATGAAGACGCGATTAAGACGCTTAAAGCTTTAGGTTTTACAACAGAGCAATTGTATGACATACAGTTGACCACTATTGACGGTGCTGTTAAAGCCGCAGAAGCTCACAAAAATTCTGGAAAGACAGCAGAGACAACTGCTGCAATGATTGAGATTTATGGTCTTAAGCTTAAAACAGCAGCCTCTGCTCTTGCTGATTACAACACTACATCACAAAGAACTTTAATTTCTAGCAGTGATATTGACGTATTAGCAAAAGCTAACACTCTTCTTGATGAACAATTGAGAATTGTTAAAGCCTTAGCATCACCAGTTATTGCGGCTGGCATCACAGCAACTGCTGAAGCTCTTAAACGTGGCACAAAACCAACTGAAAATTTTATTCAGAGATTAGAAAGAACCAACAAAGCTGTTAAATCTATCTATGAAAGAAGAATGCCAGATGAAGCGTTGGCAAGAATAGTTCAACAGAGAATTGCGGCAGATAGGCAAACCTCAACAGGTGGTCCGGCTAATCCTCCTCCTATAGGAACACCGCAGTTTGAAAGGGTTAAAGGAGACAAGTTTTCGCTTGGTGGTTCTCAAGATCCTCTTGCTCGCATTGGTGGATTCAGTGGATTTCAGGGCGCACAAGATACAGTTATTAGACAAGCCATTGAACAAACTCTTCAATTGAAGATGATTGTGAAGAATACCGATAAGACGTCAAGAAACACAGAGGATTAATATGGCTACAATCAAAACTAGTGATATAGATCTTTCAAATAAAGACTTTGGATACATTGAAGTTTCCCGCGAATACAGCGGAGGTGATGGTACTGGTAGGCAGATAATTTACACATATCGCGGAAGCAAAGACGCTTTGCGTAATGCTTCAGTTAACTGGGTTATTGCTGGAGGCAAATACCAAATTATTGAAAAGGGTCCGTACTCTGAAGCAACGGTTACTTTTTCTGGGACTAACTTTAATACCAATAATCCTACCGCTCCGCAACCGGCAGGAGACGAAGAACCGTCTCAGCGTTACGAGTTTAGGACTGAATATGTTGATGCTTCTTTGTTTGAACTGCCGCAAGTAAGAGCCGAGGCCAGAACATACATCTCAGAGGAAGAATACTATTCAGCGGTCAGAGCTTCTGGAGATGATCCCAAGAACAACAAGCTCCCAATG